ATACACTTGACAATCGTGAATCGAATTTGCGAATAGTAACACCCCAACAAAATAAATGTAACAGAAGGAATGTCAAAGGGTTTCAATTTGATAATCAAGCTAATAGGTATCAAGCATATATAACAATAGACCGAAAAAAGAAACATCTTGGAATGTTTGCTACCCCAGAAGAAGCCCATAATGCCTATTTGAAAGCAAAGAAAAAATATCACAAAATCTGAGGATATGATATTATGAAAGATTACAGAGCAGGTCTTATTCGATGTCGTTGTTCTAATTCGATGCGTATAGGAAAGCGAATACGTATTACTCAGTACACTCATAAAAGAAAAAAGTGTCCCAACTGTGGGAAGATGCGAAAAGTGCTTGTTCGTAAGGCACCAAAAATCAACAAACGTGCATATATTCGTGAATAAACTTATTTTTTTTTGAGTTTATAACGATTTTCTGCGATAATATGTATGTGAGAATTGCTATTTGAAAAGCTAATATTTGATGGTTTCAAACCGGATGCGAAAGGAGGTGTGTCATGTGGCCATAAGTTACAAAGAGGTCTATTACTCAAGGAAAATAAATTGGTGTCTGTTTCTTTTTTTACAAAACGTGGTTTATTGAATGCGAAAAAAGGCACAAAAGTAAGAGTAAGAAACAACAATGGGCTGGCGGGATATAGCCGCCAGCCGGTATTATAAATTTTTTATGGAAGGGGAGAAGAGATGGCAACATTAGTAGAGTTAAAAAACAGAAAAGCAGTTGTAAAAAGCTGCATGGAAATTGATAGGGTAGTCGATGGAGAAGTCAGTGAAGAAAATTTCATTGACTATCAGATTGTAATTGCCCGACTGAGAGTTGGTAATACTAAGCTTTTGAAACCTGCTGACAAGTGTGCCAATTGTAAATGGAGGCACTGATATTATAATTTAGCCCTCACTCCTCCGAAAGAGGCTGGGAGACGCCGGGCACGGCCCTCCCAGTCTTATATTTGAGAAAAAAGAGAAAGGATAAGAAAAAAATGAATAACAGTACAAATAAATATAGAAGAAAAGCTCGAAGAAATGAAGTTGCCGATTTATTGGCCAGAAATAATAAGCAGCAAGCTGAAAAAATTACAGAGCTTGAGCGTATTATTGTTGAAGCTAAAGAATGTGTTAAGCAAGACCAAAAAGAAATATCAGAACTTCGTAAAAAGCTGCATAATGCTGAATTGCAACTTACGGGATTAGTTGGTTGGTGTTCAGACGAACTCGAATTTGGATGTATGGGAATCGAGCACACAGAGAGCGGAACAATTGGTGAAGCAATCCTTAAATCTATTACTCATCATATCAACAAGCTTAAGAATAAAGTAGAAAGATTGCAAGTCAACAGAGATTCCCTATTCAAAGAAAATGAGAGATTCCGGGGAATCTTTCTTATGCACAACACAAGAAATGATGCAACAAAGAATCAAATTAAAGAACTTTTGGTTAAAATAGCAAAACTACGAAATGCTAATGGTGAAAATCTTAGTCAAATGGAAAATGATTTGAAGTTGATTAAAATTCATTTTTGCTAAAAAAGGAGGCACAAAGTGGTAAGACCAAAACAAAGAATGACTCTTGAGCAGTATTATAAAATCATCGGTTGGCTCAAAGAGCATAAACATCAAATTCATGGGTCTAACGATACTCAGCCTGAAATTTGTTTACAGGCTGAAAGTGCATTGGGATTTATAGTGCCCATTACGTCAATACAGAAGTGTGGGAAGATAGCGAAAATCAAATGGCCAAAGAGTCCTACACCACCTCCGCTGGTGCCACTTGAGCGTGAAGCAATAATTATCTTGATGGGAGCAATTGCTGGCCTATATGTCGAAACAGGGAAGACAGTGCCAAATGAGCTTGCAAATCTACAATCAATTTATGTGCGTCAGCAGCCAGATGATGCCGGTGATTATGGCAGAGAATATGGACATACACTAACTGACTAATTGAAAAAGGAATTTTAAGATGTTAGAACCTAATTGGAAAGGTAAACCACTATCCGATTATACTAAAGATGAGCTTATAGGAATACTTAAAAAAGTAATCAATTCCTATGAGAATCACATAACAAGACTTTTGGAAGGTTTAAGAAATGGAAAAGGGTAAAATATGCAATATCTGTTTTGTTCGAGTAAGTGTATATGAGAAAGTTAGGCACTGTCAAAGATGTCATTCAATATACTGCAAAGAAAATTACGATGCAATGAAAGAGAGGAAAAGACGACAATCACCAGCACCAGCAGAACACAAATCTAAGGCTGAAATTGAATACGATAAATGGTTAGAAAAAACTATGCAAGAAATGGCAGATATTGCTCCCGATGGTTCCGAAGAAATTTTAGATAGGAAAAGATAAAAATGAGAAACAGAACAAAAGCATGGATTATATTTTTAATGCTGGGCTGGGCATACCCATTATATTCAGTATTTTGTTACCTTCGGAATTATGTTTGTGACTCTCTTGATATTATCGAGCAGTATTTAGACGAAATGACAAACAACTCAAAAACTCATAATGGAGTATAGATACGCAAAGAAAATAAAAAAAACTTTAAGCTCAAAAACCGCGTTATCAGATTAAAAACTAACACTTCCTATACATATCTCAATAACTATATAGAAATCGCTTGACATTGCTTATAATTTCTTTTATGCTCTATGTAGAGTATTATGATAAAAGCAAAAGCAAAAAAGCGTGTTGTATCAAGGAAAAAGCAAGCCAAAAGTACCAAAATCAAACCTAAAAGCACTAAGAAAGCAAGTAATAAAGTTAAATCAAAAAAGCGTGTTATTAATAGTGTTAAACCTGATGAGCAGCCTCAAAGTAAGAATACATTGCCGAGCAGATATAAAAAGAACAAACCGCGTAACCCATCAGGTAAAGGGGGCTGGCCAAAAGGCGTTTCTGGGAATCCTAAGGGACGTGTCAAAGGTCAAAATTCAAAACTTGATAATCTGCTTATATCTGTTCGTAATGTTGAAGCAAAGCTTGGCACTAACTTGCTTGAACATTTTATCGAAGAAGCATTTGCAGACAAAACTATTTTAGTTGCTGCAATGAAAAAGTTGTATCCTGATTTGAAATCAATTGAGCAAGTCACATTGCCTACTGATTTAATGACAGAGAAAGAAGCAGCAGACATCCGTAAACAAATGAGAAAACGCTTTGAAACAAAATGATAGACTTTGAAGAAGATTTTGAATTCGAGTTTGAAAGTGGCATCCGTTCTATAAGGATAAAAGATTGTAGAATAGATTCTCATAGAACAATGACACATGACCCGAATCGAAATAAAGATGTAGAACGTCAAGCTCGTATCGCTGCCCATAAAATAAGAGTGAAGGGCGAAATGCAAGCATTAGGAATAAGAGTGCAAAACGAATTGGGACTATTAGACAGAAGGAGTAAGATATGAAACTTAATTCAATAAAAGCTTTAGCCATATTTATTTGTTTGTTAGTGTTGATAGTATTAGCTGCTATACCGGGTTGTTTGGAGCAGTTAGCACCGCAGCCAGAACTTCATCCTACTGCGGGAGCATCTTTAATGTTCATTCCTGAAGGATGCAAGATTGGTAATACAACTACTTCTGAAAATGGAATTTATATCAGTGAATCAGAATTGATTGAAATAATGATTCAGCAAAGAGAAGAAGAGGAACGAGAGCAGAGAGGAAGACACATTCAAAGATAATGCTTACAGCAACACAAATACAAAAGACTGGTAAAGAGATAGCACTGTATAAGCCGTTAGGTGTAGAACAAAAAGCTTTTCATGTGTCTCTTGCAGATATTAAATGGATATTTGGTGGCAACCAGTCATCCAAGACTTACACTAACATGATGGATTTAGCTTTGTTGCTGCAAGATTATCATCCAGTGCATTATCGTCCCGCGGGAGTACACTGGGCTGCTATTGAAAGTTGGGAACAAGTACGAGATGTATTGTGGGAAGATTATCTGAAAAAGTTTATACCTTCACATGCAATTGCAAATATTGATTATGGTCAGCAAAGAATACCCAAAAGAGTGTTTTTCAAGAATGGACATAGGCTTGAATTCAAAGCATTTAATCAAGGTCGTGAACTGTTTCAAGCAAGAGCAGTTGATTCGATTCATTGTGACGAGCAGTGCCATCACGATTTTATGGGTATATTAGAAGAGATGCAAGCACGATTACTTAAAAAGCAAGGTTATTTAAGTTGGGGAATGACTCCCATCAAATCACAACCAGAATTAGAAGAGCGAATAGAAGATTTACCGAACACAGAAGAAGTTTTCAAAAGTAATCTCAATGATAATCGTATAAGCAGAGGTGGTTACATCCCTGATAGTCGTATTGATAAGATGATTGCTCAATGGCCAAAAGAAACACAAGCCACAAGAATTGCTGGAGAATTTGCATCTTTCTTCGGTGCCGTTTTTAAGACTTACAGCAGAGCGGTGCATGTTATTAAACCATTTAGAATACCAAGAGAATGGCGAAGATGGCGAGCGTTTGACTTTGGTTTTACAAATCCATTCGTCTCTTTATGGCTTGCAAAAGATAACGATGAAAACTGGTACGTCTATCGAGAGTATTATCAAGCACAGACGGGAATACAAGAACATATCCGTAATGTCAAGCTCTTTAGTAAGGGTGAAGCGTATGTTGAAAACTGGGCAGACCCTGAGAACGCAGAAGATAGAGCTGAAATGAGAAAAGCGGGCATTAAAACAAGAGCAGCAAGAAAAGACATTGCAAGAGGTATCGAGCTTGTGCAATCTAAACTTAAAGTGAAAGATAATGGGAAACCAAGTTTATTTATATTCAGAACGTGCAGAAACACTTGCAGAGAAATGCCGGGTTATCATTACCCAAGGGGAACTAATGTAAACAATCCAAAAGATGTGCCTGTGTCAAAGAACGACCATACGATTGATGCTGTGCGATATGCTTTGTATTCAACAGATGGCAAGTTCAAGAAAGGGCGTGCCGTCCTTATTTCATAAGAGAAACTATAATGGCTAAAGAAATATCAAAACCATATCCGAATTTTCACAGTGCAAGAGTGAAAGCTCCGGGTCTCTTTGCGAAAATACAAGTGCTTGAAACGACTAAAACGGGAGTTATGCTTTATGGCGGCCCTCTAAAGACTGAACCACGTGGAGCTGCAAAAACACAATCTATCAGATTCCCGAAAGACAAATACAGTGTCAAAGAAGCAAAAGTATGGCTCAAAGAACACAAGTGGAAATATATTGCGTTTGAAGAAGCATCAGAAGAAAAGAAGAAAACTGAACCAATTTGGCCAACAATTACAGGAGAATAAAAAATGGGAACAAGATATGCAGTCGTAAAAGGTGTAACATCAGCACATTCTGCTGCTATGCAAACAGCAGTTTCAAATGCTGGTGGAACATTTATCAGACATGATTTAGTGACATTGAATTTTGATGCCTCATTTCTCACTGATGCAAATGGAGCAACTTTTATCGCAGCAGCAATAGTCATTAGTTCTGCTTATGCAGATGTTGACTGGGACCCGCTGCAAGCATTACGAGTCAATCAAGGTAAGGTGTAGGTGTAGGTGTAGATGGCTACAAAGAAACTATCAGACCCAACGACAGAGCATTTTAAGGCTATGGCCAAAGAATTAAATAAAACTTTGCCATCAGTTCGGGACGAGGCAATGCTTGAATGTATTTGGAGAGATAAATGGCTAAAGAGAAAGTAAAAAAAGGTCGTGCTGTTTATGTCCAAACTGATAAGGGCATCTATTCTTACGATTTGCTTCGGAAAGCTGAGAAAACAAACTCTAAACAGCTTGCAGCAACTACGAAGTGGATGACAATGAATGACCTTGTGCCTCCGCCCTACCCACCGAAGTCGTTGTTGACGTTATATGAATCAAACTCGATATTCTTTAGATGCGTCAATCAGCTTGCAATAGATGTTGCTGGCCTTGGTTTAAGTTTCAAGCTCAAAGAAGATGCAAAAGATAATAAAGTTGAATTGAAAAGACTTAAGGAGCTTTTACAGCAAAAAAACTCTGATGGTGATAAGCTGAGAAATATTTTCAAAAAGCTTTTAATTGATTGGGGTTCGCTCGGTTACTGGGGTCTTGAAATTGCTCGCAACAACAAAGGTGACATAGGAGGGCTTTTTCATGTTCCTGCTCACACTTTGAGAGTGCATAAATCTAAAAAGAAATACTGTCAAATCAGGAACAACAAAAAGGTGTGGTTCAAGAAGTTTGGTGAAGAAGGAAATATCTCAGCTAAAACTGGAAAAGAATTCACCGGTTGTGGCAATCGCAAAGACAGAGCAAACGAAATGATATTTTATAAGAATTATTATCCAAGGTCAGATTATTATGGTGTTTCAAATATCATATCAGCAGTTGGTGACATAATGGGCCTGATTGGTCTGCGAGATTACAATTTAGCTTTCTTCGAGAATTATGGTGTTCCCGCTGCTCTTATTGTCTTAGAGGGAGACTGGGATGATGATGCACCCAATACAATAAGCGATTTTATAAACAAAGAAGTCAAAGGCACTTCAAATGCTTGGAAAACTTTAGTTGTAGCACAACCTGACAAATGCAAGCTTACTTATCAGAAACTCAGTGTTGAAGTCAAAGAAGCAAGCTTCAAACTGTACGAAAAAACGAGACGAGAGGATATTCTGATTGCATATTCGATGCCAGCCCAAAGAATTGGAGTTACTCCAACAGTTGGCAAGCTTGGTGGCAATGTTGCTGCTGAGCAAACAAAGATTTATGTGCAAGGAGTTGTTGAACCACTACAGCTTGACTTAGAAGAAATCATTGATGAGCTTTTGCAATCTGAGATATATGAATTCAAGTTCAAAGACATAGATACACGTGATTTGATTGCTTTGAGCGAAAAACTCACTAAAGAAGTAGGAAGTGCTATAAAGACTCCTAATGAAGCAAGGAACGAGCTTGGAGAGAAACCTTACGATGGTGGTGACAAGTTTTACGTAGCATCGAATCTTGTAGAAGCGGGTGAGCCTGAAACAGAAGGACTCTCAAAAGAAGAAGAGCAAGAACTTGAAAAGGAAGCTGCTGAAGAGCTTCACGAAGAAACAGAATAAAAGGAGATTACAATGCCTGAAATTATAAATGGTGTGCCCTCTGCTGCTGATGTCGAAAGACATATTACTACAGACGAAGCAGCAACTTCATTGAATACAACGCACAGAGGCTCGAATGGAAGCAATCATTCTTTAGCTGCTGATGCAATACATGATAATATTGCATCAGAAATTAATGCAATAGCAGAAAAAGCATCTCCAGTCAATGCTGATTTAGTAGTTATAGAAGATTCAGCAGATACTAATAAAAAGAAGAAAGTACAAGTTGGTAATTTGCCTGCTGCTGCTGCTGGTGCAGGTGGCGGAGTCACACACCTATTTAATTATTTCTATGATTCTTCAGACCAAGTCACATGGGCAACTAATGTTTTAGATGCATGTATATTCAATAGTTATACTATTAATAATGCTTCTCATAATGACGGAGATGATTTACATTTTTCAGTATATTTAGGAGCAGGAACTTATACATTCAAACTTCAATATTTACGGGCCACTAATCGTGGTATTG